GAAGCAAATGACCCGTCGCTGCTGTAAATACGGTAAACGTTGTCGGAAATGATCTCCGAGTCGCCGCTAGCAGTTACGTCATCGTGATTCCATGCCTCCGGCCCAAGGTTATCTGTCAGACTTGTCGTACCCTGCGACTGATCCAGCGCAAGCCCCACCGGCTGCCCCACCGCCGTGATAGGGGTCGTGCCTGCGGCGTCTTGGAACAGCGTAGACATGCGCGAGAAATCAAACAGCGCGCCAACGTCGGAGGGGCCGAACAGGTCGGCGGGGGTGAAAGGCGGTTCATAAATCCCCACCAGCCCTTGCAAGACTGGTAGGCTTGACATTGTAATTGCTGATGGGGTTATTCGCATTAGTAAAGACCTACGATACTCGAAGCAGTTGTCCCAGTAGACTTGATAAGTTTAAATTGCACAGGAAGAATTGCCCCTGTAGGAACACCCGTAAACACAACGTCTTCGGTGTCCCCGATAAGTTGTCCTGTGATATTGCCGCCGTTCCCTACGTAAATAGCTTTCGGGATACTTTCAAGCTCTGTAGTGTTGTCAGGCGTAATGGCTGCTGAAGCCCTAGCGGGGGACTCAGCAGTTACGTTAGTAAAACGATCCATGTGTATTCTCCGTTATAGAAAGAAAACCCCCTCCGAAGAGGGGGCAGCCTAGATTAGACTACGATTAGACTACGTTAGGCAGAGCCATAACAACACCAGCTTCCGGGCGGAAGTTCTTAATACCGTACAGGCAGTCAGCCGTGTACAGAGTACCAAGCCACTCCTGCTTGTACTGAGCCTGAGAGCGAATGCTCATCTGCTCGGCCAGGATAAAGGCGTCACGATGGAAAAGGAATGCACCACGGGTGTCTACCGTAGATGCAGTGTTTTCGCCAGCGGCTTCAATAACCGGGCACTGCGTAGATACATACACAGGAATGCCGTATACTTCACCGAACTGACCAGTAGCCACACCACGCTGACCAGTAAAGTCAGCAGAGTTAAACCGATCAATACCAAGCATACGGTTCTTAAGCGACGGAGGTACTACGAGGAACCGGTTGTCCATCGGTACGTCTTCGTCGTCAAGCTCTTGGATACAGCCACGAAGGAACGCATCGTTAAATACGTCACCGGGTGCTACCGTATCTACTGCATAAAGAGTCTTGCCGGTAGCTGCGTCACTGTAGAATACCTTGCTGTTTACCCAATCTGCGCCAGTGTCATCCGGTGCTTCTTCATAAGTACCGTCACCAAGACCAGTACCGAGAGTAAACAGATCAGTGTCCATTTGACGAGCGAGACCGTAGCCAGCATCGTCGGTATAGAACTGACGGAGGCTGTCGAGAGCCTGCGTTGCAGTGATGTCCTCGATGATACGAGAGAACTCGTAGTGACGATCAACAACGATGACAACTTCGCCTTCGGTGTTGTTCTGTACCGTAACGGCAGTGTTCTCTACCTTACGGTTTGCCGAACCACGGAGCGGAGCAGGGACACGCATAGTGTCGCCTTTCTTGCCCGTCATCGGCATTTTCTTAACAAGGTTAGCCATCGTAAGATTGGCTTTATAAGCTGCGCGAACTTCGTCAGACCACAGCTCGGGGATAAAGGTTGCTGCACTGGTGTTGTCTACGAAACCAGCGGTAGCAGGATATACTGAAGTAGCCATTTAGACTAGTCTCCTAATTATTTGACTCGGCCCTCCCTGTATGCTTCGATAAGCTTAGGGAGAATACGTTGGTATTCCTCTGGGTTATTTACCCGGAGATTAACAATAGCTTCTCGGGAAAGCGCAGGCTTACGCCGACTTTCCGCTGAGGCTTTTCCTGATCCAGTGCTGGCCCTGCGGACCTCATTGGATCGTTCTTCTGTAGCCGCCTGTGCCACATCATTAGTAAACGCCTTGCTGTCCTTATACAGATCAAAGAGTTCTGAAGCTGCTTCGTGATCGAAGTTCTGATGCGCTCTCAGAAACAGATCGCGCCTAAGATTGGATTTACTCACCCACTCTCCGAACTTAGGATCATTAGACAACTGAACTGCATCGGGGTGACGACGCAAAAGTTGCTCTGCTGCCGTACGCTGTTTGAGTTCTTTTACAGTGCTCTTGACTTCCTGTAGCTCAGGATCAGATTCGTATACCTTACGTGCTGCACGGGCTGATGCTCCTGCCGGGTCTTCAAAGAAGTCCGGTTCAGAGTCGTCTGGTGCCTGTGAAGTTTGGGCTTCTTTCGTAGAGGCTACAATTTCATCTACGATCTTCCGAAGCTCTCCTACCTCGTTACCCTGCCTGCCAATAAGCCGCTCTGCATCCTGATGCATTTGGATAATTTCCCGAGCACTTTTGCCTCGGTACTTTTCTGGAATGTCATCAGGGAGTTGCTCATCCTGAGCTTGTTGCTTAGCTTCTTTCTGCTCCGGTGCTTCCGCAGTATCCGGTTCAGGTGCAAACAGACTTTCGTCAAGTTGGATTTCTTCGTTAGTGCCTTCTTCAGCCATTGTGTTCTCCGTCAAAGATTATGGAGTTAGTCATTAGCGTCGGCCCCTGCCTTCGCCATTCGTTCGTGGTGCCGCGCCCATTTCATAGTGCTTCCAGGGAAGTCACCACTAATAGGGTCGAGGAGCGGCCTGCCCCCGGATATTACTCGATTAGATACACCATCGCATATTTTGCACCGTACTTGCGTGGTATCTCTAGTTGTCAAGTGTTCCTCTTTTGTGTTGCAAGACTGGCAACGAAACTCAAATAGAATCTTCATCGTCTTCCTGAGGAAGCTCTTCAGCATCGAGCGCAGCCTTCACAAGTTCCGGCATTGACAAGCACTCACGAATGCTGAGCAACCTTCCTTTTGCAATAAACAATTCTTTTTCGTCGTTGACATTTACAACGCTGTCTAATTTTTGGTCCAGTTCTTTTAGCTGGGTTTCGAGAATTGCCCAACCGTTAGACTGAAACATGTCGTGAAGAATTTCTAGATGCTCACGCTGCATCTTTAGCATCCTCTTTCGTGCTCCGCTTGCGCGTTGCCGTTGGCTTGGCTGCCTCTAGAGCATTCACTTTTTCCTCAAGCTCTTTAACTCGATTGGACATTTTAGCCCAAGACGAGTTAATTTCAGTGAGGGCGCGATTAAATTCTTCTTTACTTACTACCATTGCATTCTCCGTTAGGGGTGCTTATTGTTGTTCTGTTTGCGGTGTCTGCTGGGGTTGCTGGGGTTGCGGTTCTGGCTTATTAGCCATCGCTTCCTTCAGCCTGAACTCAGCCTCATCCATCCTGCGTTGATGCGCTGTGTCGCTTAGGCGCATCACTCTTTCGAAGTCATCAGCCGCATCGTTGTTGATGTCTGCCGCTGCCTCCATACGTTCTACCTCTAGCTTGGCAGGGCCAAGGCTTGCTTCTACGTTGTACTTATGAGCACGGGCCTCGAACTCCTTGGCCTGTGCCTCAAGCACGCGAAGCTGCATATCGTGTTGCTGCTGTGCCCTAAGCTCTTGAGCTTGCTGTGCAGCTATCTGCTGCTCGTTAGGCTGATTAGCCTGCTCAAGCTGGGCGATCAGTTCTTCACGATTGCTGAGATTCATGTTGTCAATGATTGACTTAATCAATGCAGAGTACAACGGGGAATCAGGTGACATGGTTTGAAGCAACTGAGTAAGCTGCCCTACCTCGTACTCTCGGGCCATGATTCCCAATGAGCTTGTCACGATAAAGTCGTAATCGTTAATTTGTGGGAAGACATCCGGTACGTACTGCATGTACCTGTACGCGGCTTTCCGCACAAACGGAATCAAGAACGACTCTTGGAAGTTAATCAGTGTGCGTTTCTGACGCTTGATAATTGCACCGAGAGACATACTAATGCCTGCGGCAGTGGCTTCGCCATTAACCTGCCCTGCAATACCTGCGCTGTCTACTGCACCTGTAGCCATCTGGACCATCTTTGACAGACCTTCTGTCTCTACGAACGAGGTCTGCGGAAGATCTCCAAACCGGAACGGGTGCAAGATTTCTCTTGGATCTCCATTAACAAGAATCTGCTTGCCCGGAGAAACTCTAAGCTTTTGTCCCAACATAGGCAGCCGAGTTGCATCAATGCCGAGCATGGGCGCTACATTCATAGCCATAGCGTCCCGACGCTGGCGAAGCTCTGCATCCAGTGCCTTTTGGGGGTTGTAACCTTTCTCGCAAACACCCCGTCCCCAGAACCGACCAGGGACAATATCCCATTGAAATGCCACAACAGGCCGGTCGTTCATCAAATACGGGTTGTCGATTGCTTTTAGAAGCACGCCGTCGTTAGCGATAACAACAACCGCTTCTGTGTAGTAGGATTCGCTGTGATTCTGTGTGGCTTTAAAGTCTGGAGTATCTTCTAAGAGATGCCGAGGGACTTTACCGTAGTACCTCAGGAGTTTAATCCGAGGTTCATTAACTGTGTCGATTGTAGGGTCAGCTTCAATGTCGTCATCAGAGCTGTAGTCATGCAGCAGCGCGTCCGTCTGCATGTACACTCCTGACTCTTGTAAGTCGTACACGTAATCAGGAGCTACGTACTCTTCAATCCCTACTCCAAGGGCATCTTCAATGCAAGTAGCTGTATCAGGGATACGGAAGTTGTGCGGCTTAATGGGCCTGAGCTTTACACAGATCTCTTCTGACTGATTACGGCCTATAACCCTAAGCCCATCCTCGTCTTCTTGCTCAGCGGGTGTGTACTCTGTGTAAGAGTCCACCACAATCTCCGCAATACCCGTCCCGAACACCGCACCGTTGATAAGAACCTCTGATGTGTCCCTACGAATCCCGTGCTTTCGGAATTTTTTAGCCAGCTCACGCTTAATCTGTTCTACATTAGCTGCTTGCTCTGGGATTTCCTCGTCCATGTCGAAGAAACTGCCCCGTCCGAAGGTAGCTTCCTCCAGATCTGAGACTGAAGACTCCACGGCCTGCTGTGTAGCGGGAGAAATGAGCTTACTGCGCTCTGAATCCCGTGTTTTGTCTTCCTCTGCCCAGATACCACGCCAGATTCGGTAGTACTCGTCCCATTTGTTAAAGTAGTTAGCCTCTAGAGAGTCTCTCCACTCGCTGCATTTCTGGACGACCCACGATTCTAGCGTCTGCCCTCCGCTTTCAGCGTCTTTCAGTAGTTGTAGTTCGTCCATTCATTACCATCCTGATACATCGTCGAAGATTTCAAAGTCTTCAAGCTCGTAATTCTGTAAGTAAGACTGATCTGAGAGCTGATCCACGTACGCAAGGGCATCAATCATGTCGTCATGCGTCAATTTATCGGGGAATTGGTACAGCTCGTCAAGGAAATCAGTCAGCCAAGGCGCTCCTGCTCTGAGGTAGACCATTCCGTTTTGAAATCTGCCCTGCAAAGCCCATGCTATGCGGTCATTTTTCTTCTGGTTGCCATGCGTAAGGTCGTGAATCGGGAAGACATTCCCTCTTCGGCGCTGCATATCTGTCAGCGGGGACATCACAGCCTGCTTTGCTATGCCTTTTTCTATCCCTACCTTAATCGGTCGGTACTTTTTGACTACTTCAAAGATTTTTTCTGCTGTTTCATCTAGTGTCCAGCGTCCTTTGATGATGTCTTCTACGTACCAATCGCCCTTCTGGTCCACAAACACACAAGCAATAGCACTAGAGTCCAGATTTCTTGATGTGTTTTTCTTCCCTACTTCCTCAAATCCAGCCAAGTCAATAGCTATGAACCACTGTCCGTTAGCCGGAAGCTCGTTGTAGTACTTAACCCACTGCTCTTCAAAGATTTCAGAACCCTTAGACTCGAAGCTGGCCATGAACTCTTGCTTGAAAGCGTGGTCAGTCATGGTGCGCTTCTTACGCTCAAGGAACTCTGTGCTGATATGCGGGTTGTCGTACGTAGTAAAAGCCCAAGCTTCGTACATCGGGTCGTCCCCAAAGCTAGCCTTGATGAACTCCTCGTAAAAATGATTACGACCTTTAGGGGTTCCGATCATCAGGAAGCCCGTGTCGTAGTCAGCAAGAGCAGGCTCAAGGATCTCTTCGAGAATGTAAGGCCGCATGTCAGCGTATTCGTCAAGAACAAGGTCAGCAAGCTTAACCCCCCGCATTGGCTCCGGGTTGTCAGCACCTTGAAAGCTTATGACCTGATCGTTAATCAACGTGATCTCTAGGTCATTGATGTGGGACTTCTTAATCACAGGGCTAGCAAGTTGGTGTATCTTGCCCCACATATTACGCTTGGCCTGCTTAAGAGTCGTAGCTACATAGAACCTGTGAGCATCCTTATCTTCAATTCCGTCTGTAAGAGCATTGACTATCAGCCTCCAAGCAGCTAGCTCAGTCTTACCTACGCGGCGACCAGCAGCGACAAGTTTGTACTTAGCGTCAGAGGCCCAGACTTTCTTTTGCCAGTCCAAGAGGTTTACGTTAAGCTGCATGGTAACCCCAATAAGCTAACGCCTCGTCAGAAAGGTACCGCTCAAAGAACAGTCTGTTGCGCTCTTCTGTTTCTTTCCAGTTTCCCTTTTCGTTCATGTAGTACCGCTTGTACTCGCGGCGCTGGGTCTCGATGTCGTCCTTAAGAACAGCCTCGGTGAACTTCGGGAACTTAGCTCGTACGCTGCCTAGATTGTATTGCATACAGACCAGCATCTCTTGCTGTCGCTGTGTAAGCTTGTACCAATGCTGCGGGAACTCTTTAGCAAGAGAGTGCTTTGTTTCTACAAGGCTAATGTTCAGCAGCCTTCGAGCACGCTCTATGTCGTACTCCTTAATCTCGAATCCCCTGACCTGCTGAGTTTGCTGCTCCAATACGTTAAGCTTGTACCCGAAGCCTAGAGTCTTAGTCCCGCCCTCTGGAGAGTCATGCAGCATGGCAGACTCGTCCCCCTTCCACAGCTCAGCATTCTCAGCTATCTGCATGTAGACAAAGAAAGAAATATCAAGAGGGTTTATTTGCATCTGCGTCCACTTCGTCCACTGTCTCGAACTCTCCGTCAATAGCATCGTCGTCCCTGCTGACAGCGACAGAACTATTGCCATCGGGATCGCCCACGTTAATGCTGATCTCCAATTTATGTCCACTGCCGCCTCCTTCTTTCTCAAACCACGAAGCAGGGAGAACTCTGTCCCAGACCATCTTCATGCAAGCTGCCTGATGTGGGTGACCATCTTCCAGCGCAGTCTGCATAACCTTCTGGATAATCTCCTGTGACTTAGGGGAAGCCAGCATACGGGCCTTGTAGTCCTGCATGATCGCCGCAGTGCCCTTGGGCCTACCCACCCTACCGGGTTTCTTAGCCTTCGCCAGAGCGGCCTTAGAGGGCCTCCCAGGGCCTCTCTTCTTAAGGGGGTTTTCTTTTTTATTTTCAGCCATTGATTCTCCTTATGGGGTCAGCGGCGACAGGTTAGCGTAAGTCTTTGATTACATTAAGGTTATTACGAATAGTTTCCTTAGTATTAGTTGCAAAGTAACTCGGGTAAGTTATTGATAATAAACCTAATTTCAGCTTTTTTGGTATGTGGGGGGCACCCCCCGCGCGAGGATATGCTAAATCCCCCTCCCCGGGGGTGCATTCCATAATGGAATCCAGGATATCCACAGGTTATACACAGGATATGCACATGTAGGTGTCAATGTGGTACCCACCCTACTCCTCCTATACATTCCATTATGACACTCACTGCACCCTGGGTTCCACCATGGAATCTACTGTGTATCTATCCAGTACAATCGAGGAGATGTCATGATTCTTTACACTTGCATTCGCATACCTATGCGTATCCTGGCGTAAGTGCCTGCTAACTGTAAAGCTATCTGACACCGTAAGTCATTGATTATTGGTAAATCTGTCAGGATATTTTACACCCTGGCTTTGCGAGTCATTCGCATCTAGCGCGTAAGCTATTGATTTCAAAGGATATTCTAAAGCTGGCACGCTGGCTGCAATATCCTTTGCGAGCCGGGCAAGACCGCCCGGTGTCAACGGGAGCATGACAATGGCAACAGACAAGCGCGGCCGTCGCCGCACAATCCGCATCGCG